AAGCCGATACCCGAAGCGCCGACCATCTCCAGCCGGGACATCGACCTCGACCTGTACGAACACACGTTGCAGCCGAGCGCGATCCTGCTGGCCTTCGCCTCCACCAGATACACGAAGCTCTTGGACGCGAACGGATCGCCTGTGACGGCGGGCGCATGGCTCGCCATCGGCGGCACCCTCTCGTTCGCATGGGACGGCGACGAGCCGGACCTCAGCAACGAGTTGACCATCACCCCATTGCCCATGATCCCCAGCGAACTGAGCACATGGGCCGACCTCGACCCCATCAACATCGCGTGGACCACACTGCAACCGTTCACGTGGGGCGAATTCGGACAGATCACATATTTCGAACAATAGGAAGGAAACCCATGGCAGACACCACACGCGCGGAGTTCAATCCCGCAGACATGCCCACCACGCCCAGGCACGGCATCAAATACCCAGGAGCCAACGACCTCGTGCGCTTCGCCTCCCAGCAGTTCCAGGCCATGGCCGAAAGCATCGACGACAACATCGACCAGCTGCCCGACCAGATCACGGCCACGCTGACCGACGCGACCCGTCGCGCCGAAGCCGCCGCGAAAAAGGCTGAACAGGCCGCGGCCAACGCGGGCGGCATGGCAGATGGTGCAGTGGCGGGCTTCGTCAACAAGACCGACAGCGCCACCCGCCAAGCCCTTGACCTGCACTACGTCAAGGTGTTCGAGTCCCCGCACATCGTCACCATCGGCGACAGCTACGCAAGCCCCACGGACGGCCGTAGCTGGGCCGTCCAGCTCGCCAACCTGCTCAACGCGACCCTGCACAACTACGCCATCGCGGGCACCGGCTACCTCACCACCGACGCCACGAAGAACTATCAGGCGCAGGCGGACAAGGCAGTGGCCGATAAATCCTACGACCATAACCGCGTCCAGTACGTCATCGTCGGCGGCAGCCGAAACGACATCGGCGACTACACGGCCCACCAGACTGCCATGGCCAGAATCTACGAGACCATGGCCACCAGCTTCCCCAACGCTCGAATCATCTTCGTGCCCATGCTCTGGGACTGGAAACCCGTGGGCGGCTATTGGAGGTCGAACGCCTCCGCGATCATGAGCGGCGTCATGTCTCATGCCCGCGCCGAAGCCATCCCCTACGCATGGACTTGGCTGCTGGGAATGCCGGAACGTTTCAGTGGGACCGATATCCACCCGGACGAAACCGGATCGCTCATCATCGCCCGCTACATCAAGTCGTATCTGGACGGACGCTATACCGGCCGCTACGTGTCACAGGTCGTCAAGGCCCCGAATAACACCGGGCTATGGGCATTGAGTATCACCGCATCAGGCGGGACCATCAGCTACAGCCTTGGAGTCGCCGACAAGGTAGCCATCAGCAACGTGCAGTCATTCCACATCCCGTTGTGGGCAGCTGCATCGAACGACATGACCAACGACGGCTACCCAGGATGGTCCACAGCCATCACCAACAGCGGCAATCAGGCAGCGCTCTTCCACGTGGACCACATCAGCACACAGGACGCAGGCCAAAACCCGACGGCCTCCGCAGGCATCCAGCCGTTCACAGTGTCCAGCGGACAAGCGCCAGCAGGACGCATGGGTTTGAGCTTCACCAGGGCATGGTGACACCGTGAGCGAAACACTGCTAGTCGCCGTCGTGGGTGGCGTCTGTTCCATCGGAGGCGCGGCGCTGGGGCTGATCGCCTCCACCACCAAAAACCAACTGGAGGCCCACAGGCTCGCCGCCCAGATGCAGGAAGACAACCAGCTGCTATGGCTCTGGAACCGGCAACTAATAGACCACATTTATAAGCAAGACCCGCCGCCGCCACCGAATCCACCCGAAGGACTCTTCGACCACAACGAGTGAGGAAAGGAGACAAACCATGAGCGTCATCAAGGAACGCATCGTGAACCAAGGCCACGGGGCACTCACCCCGTCCTACTTCTGCGTTCACTCCACGGCGAACCCCGGTGCCACCGCAGCCAACCATGCAAGCCTATGGTCACGCGACTACCCCAACGCCGTGCATCTCGTGTCCGACTGGACCGAAGCGCTGCACTGCGTGCCCTACGACCGACTGTGCTGGCAGGTCGGCAACGGCAACACCACGTGCGAAGGCATCGAGATCTGCGAGGCCACCAACGCGTCGGACTTCTGGAAAGGCATCGACATCGCCGCCGACGTGATCGCACAACGATTGCGCGCACACGGGTGGGGCGTGGACCGCATGCACCCGCACTCATGGTTCTCTCAGACCTACGGC